AAACATGATGCGTGGGGTGTTGGCTGTTGACGAGTTTGTCAATTTGTGTACCGCTGTCACAAACAAAGTTAAATGGTGAGGTAAATATGGAAGATAAGAGCATGGATCCGTTGTCTTTTGCTGAGCAACTTCAGCGTGAACTGGGAGTGACAGAAGACGACACTCCAATGTCTGAAGAAGAGCTGCAAGGCGTTCTTTCCTCTGAGATTGAGGACGCTATTTCCTTCATTGACGACGACATTGGCTACAACCGTGCCAAAGCCACCGAGTATTACCTGGGTGATCCGTTTGGCAACGAGGAAGAAGGTCGTTCGCAGGTCGTTTCGATGGATGTGCGAGACACCGTTCAAGGTATGTTGCCCAGCCTTATGCGTATCTTCTTCGGTCCTGAGCGAGTTGTTGAATTCAGCCCACAAGGTCCTGAAGATGTTGAGATGGCTAACCAAGCCACCGACTATTGCGACTTCATCTTCAAGCGTGACAACCCAGGCTTCAAGATCCTGCACAGCACATTCAAGGATGCGCTGGTTCGTAAGGTAGGCATCATCAAATATTGGTGGGATGAGTCCGTAGAGGTCAAAGCTGAGTCCTTTACTGGCCTCGATGAAGGCTCAATGCTCATGCTGACGAGCGATCCAGATGTAGAAATCTCTGCTGTTCGGGAATACCCTATGCCTGGTGTTGCTGAAATACAACAACAGAACGAAGCTATGGGGATCATGCTGCCGATTCCCATGATGTATGACGTTGAGATCAAGCGTCGAACCAAGAAGGGGCGAGTAAAGATTGAGTCTTTGCCGCCTGAAGAGTTCCTGATTGACCGCCGTGCCAAGTCGATTGAGGATGCGACCTTTGTTGGACACCGCCAGATGCGGACTGTCTCGGATTTGGTGGCAATGGGTTACGACTACGACGAGCTGGTTTCTGTCGCAGGGGATACCAATGACTTTGATTCAAATGCTGAGTACCAAGCTCGTAACCCGTTTGCGGTGGTGCGTGGAGCTACTAACAGTGATCCTTCAACTCAGCACGTTTTATATGTTGAGGGCTATCTTAAAGTCGATTTTGACGGTGATGGCATTGCTGAACTACGAAAAATCTGCACCATCGGGAACTCGTACAAAGTAGTTTCCAATACCGTGGTTGATGAACGGCAGTTTGCTGACTTCTGCCCAGATCCTGAGCCGCACACATTCTTCGGGATGTGCCCAGCCGATGTGACTATGGACATCCAGTTCATCAAGTCAAACATTCAGCGTGGGATGTTGGACAGTTTGGCTCAATCCATCCACCCCCGCACTGCTGTGGTTGAGGGGCAGGCCAACCTTGAGGATGTCTTGAACACTGAGGTGGGTGCGGTCATCCGTATGAGAGCGCCTGGTATGGTTCAGCCGTTCTCCACGCCTTTTGTTGGCAGAGAAGCCTTCCCCATGTTGGAGTACATGGACGATGTGAAGCAGAACCGCACTGGTATTTCCAAGGCGGCGGCTGGCTTGGACGCTGATGCCCTGCAAAGCACTACAAAAGCGGCTGTTTCTGCCACCGTCAATGCCGCCCACCAACACATCGAGATGATTGCCCGTATCTTCGCTGAGACTGGCATGAGAAAACTCTTCCGTGGCATCTTGAAGCTCGTGGTGGAGAACCAAGACCGTGAGCGAATTATTCGCCTACGTAACAAATTTGTCCCGATTGACCCCCGTTCTTGGGATACCAACATGGATGTGGTTGCCAATGTGGGCGTTGGAGATGGAACTTTGGAAGACCGAATCGGAGTATTGGCTCAGGTCGCACAACGCCAAGAGCAAATCCTGCAAACAGTCGGCCCTAACAACCCAATCGTAACCTTGGGACAATATACCAACACGCTGACAAAGATGCTGGAGCTGGCTGGTATTAAAGATTCCGCAAATTACTTTAATCAGTTGCCGATGGATTACGAGATTCCGCAACAAGATCCTAAGCCGAGTCCTGAAGAGGTTTTGGCAATGGTTCAGGCTGAATCTATCAAGGCAGACATCCAGAAGAAGGCCGCAGAGCTGGAGCTGGATCGGGAGAAGATGCTTCGCTCTGATGACCGTGAGCGTGACCGTATCGAGCAGGATGGAATTCTGCGTAGATATGAACTAGAATTGAAATATGGGGTACAAATTCAAAACGCCGAAATCAATGCGGCAATGAATTTGGACCGTGAAGCCGTAAGGCAACAAGCTGCACTCCAGCAAGCCGCCGTAAGCGCACTTACTGGACAGCAACAACCTGTGATGTGAGATGGACGAAACTGAACTGAACTATCAACGAGGACAGCAAGCAAAACAGCTACTCGAAAGCGAACTTCTCAACGAGATGTTCCGAAAGATTGAAGAGGACTGCCAGCGAGAAATCAGGGCATCCTCTTTGCTTGAGACAGAGGTTCGTGAAAAAGCGTATTTGCTCTTGAAGACGGTTGATGTCTTGAAGACCAAGTTGAGAGCGGTTTATGATACCGGCGTAATGGCTGAAGTAGCAATTCGCCGCCGTGGTCGTCCACCGAAACAGGTTTGATTGTTAACTCAGGAGTTTATTTATGTCCGATCAAGCGCAAGCAGTCGGTTCAATTTCAGTGAATGAAGCAGCGCAGAACTTTGCTTCCTTGCTAGACGCTCAAGAAGGCGTTGACACAGGTGCAGAGGCGCAAGAAGAGGTTGAGGAGCAATCCGAAACCGAACCTCAAGAGAAAGCGACAGACGAATTGCAAGACGAGTCTGAAGAAGAATCTGAGGAATCCGTAGAAGGCGAGGAGGAGGAAGCTGAGGAAGAGGCTCCTCGTGATGAGAAATTTACCGTCAAAGTCGATGGTAAAGAATTCGAAGTCACGAAGGATGAACTGGTCCGTGGCTACCAACGAGAAGCTGACTACACTCGGAAAACGCAAAAACTCGCAGAAGAGCGCCGCCAGGTAGAGTCGGAGTTTGAGCAAGTACGAGCAGAGCGGGAACAATACGCTCAAGTGTTGGGACAGTTACAGCAGAAGTTGCAGGAATTTAGTCCTGCCGAGCCTGACTGGGACAAGTTGGAAGCTGAAGACCCTGTGGAGTACGCCCGTCAATGGACGCACCACCAGCGGCGACAACAGCAACAACAGGCCATCATTCAGGAACAGGCACGGATTGCTGCCCTGCAACAGGCAGAACAAGAAAAGCAGATTCGGGCTGTTTTGGCTGAAGAAGTCGTCAAGTTGAAGGATGCAATCCCAGACTGGAAGGACTCCGAGAAAGCCAAAAAAGAACGT